ACTGTGTATACTGTGTATACTGTGTATACACAGTATACACAGTATACACAGTATACACAGTATATACTGTGCATACTGTGTATACTGTGTATATGCGGTATGCACAGTCGCGCAAATTGAAAGGCCGCCGATGCCTCAACTGTGCATACCGCATATACACAGTATACACAGTATGCACAGTCGAGCAATCATTTGAACGGTCCCTCCCGGTGTTGTAAAATATATTTCGATGGAGATGAGGAGGGATATTTTTGCCTTATATCAAATTCAACAACGCGGTACAGCGAAAGCGCTATTGGCTCGGCGAAGACGGCATAGAGCTGATCAACGACTGGAGGCGTCGAGGCCTCTCCGTGAAGGCGATCGCCGAGGACAAGATCGGCGTCGCGCAAACTACGCTTATGAAATGGCGCCAGCAGTCGCCTGAGCTGGACAAGGCGCTCACTATCACCGAGGACCTCGTAGACGGCCAGGTGGAAGGCGCATTGCTCAGGCGTGCGCTTGGGTACGACTATTTCGAAGAGACCTGGGCACTCGACCCCGACACAGGCCGGGAAGTGTTGACCAGGAAGGTCAAGAAGCATGTGCCGGCAGATGTGAAGGCCATCGCCATGTGGCTGTTCAACCGACGTGGTGACGCCTGGCGCTCGATGCAGCCCCAGCTCCCTGCCGACGACGGCGACATCATCGACGTGAAGAACGTGCTCGTGCAGATCGAGGAGGCTGCAGATGGAGATAAGGCTGACGCGTAAGCAGGCGGAATACGTGCGCGAGGCGCACCACCGCTGGAACCTCGCCACGGGAGCGGTGCGTTCCGGTAAGAGCCACCTGGCCGTGCAGTATACGATCCCCGACCGATTGATCAAGCTGCGCGGCAAGAAGGGGTTGGCATTGATCCTCGGCGCCACGAAGGAGAACATCGAGCGCAACGTCTTGACACCGATGCGTGACATGTGGGGCGATAAGTTCGTAGGCGACATCAACGCCCGTAACTGGTGTGAGATCTTCGGCGAGCGCGTGTACTGCATCGGCGCCGAGAACGCAGGCCAGGTATCGAAACTCCGCGGCTCCGAGGTCAAGTTCGCATATTGCGACGAGATTTGCGATATCCACCCAGACGTGTTCGAGATGCTGAAGAGTCGCCTGAGCCTGCCGTACAGCGAATGCCACGGCGCATGCAACCCGGCAGGCCCGACACACTGGCTCAAGCAGTTCATCGACAAGGGCGAGGCAGATCCCGGTATCGATATGTTCGTGCAGAGGTACACGATCGATGATAACCCGTTCTTGCCGCCGGCCTATGTCGCCGGCCTCAAGGCGGAGTACCGAGGCACCGTATACTACGACCGATACATCAGGGGCCTGTGGGCGAAGGCCGAAGGCCTCGTGTACCCGAACTGGAAGGATGCCCAGGAGCCGACATGGTCGCCGGTTGAGCCTGAAGACGTACGCGGCTACTGCGTGAGCGTCGACTACGGCACGCAGAACCCGTTCCATGCGATCAAGTGGCTGCTCGATTCCGCTGGGGTCTGGCATGCGGTCGGCGAATACCGCTACTCGGGACGTGAGGAAGGCAGGCAGAAGACCGACCCCGATTACGTCAATGACTTGGTCGTGTTCACAGACGACGCCCCGGAGGACGCAGACGTCGAGATCATCGTCGACCCCAGTGCATCGTCATTTATCGCGCAGCTGCGGAAGCGCGGCGGGTTCAAGGTGAGGAAGGCCGACAACGACGTCGGGGACGGCGTGCGGGATACCGCGAGCGCAATGCAGTTGGGGCAGGTCAAGATCGGCGACACACTCACCGAATTGGCGCGCGAGTTCACTGGCTATGTGTGGGATGATAAGGCAGACCAAGACAAGCCTGTCAAGGTCGACGACCACGGCATGGATGCGCTGAGGTATTTCGTGAAGACCAAGCGTGTATACAGGCCACGTGACATGGTATACGAGTCGCCGTTCATGGGCGGCGCTGACGAGGGACCCAGGAGGTTCGCACTATGAGATGGGACGAGGTACGCGACGACAAGTCGCGCATGCTCACGTATCAAGATTTCGTGGAGGCGGGCGACGCCGACCGCGAAGGCTTCGTATTGGAGGCGATCGAGCGCCACAAGTCGGGCAAGGCGTACCGCATGGCGCGTATGGCCGATGCATACGACCACCAGGAGAACACGACGATCAACACCTATGTGCAGAAGGTCTTCGACATCACCGGGTCCAAGCTCGTCGATTTCACCGCGAGCAACAACAAGATCGCGAGCAATTTCTTCCACCGCCTGAACACACAGCGCACGATGTATTCGCTCGGCCAGGGCGTGTCGTTTATCGATGTCGATGAGGTGGGCAAGGAGGACAAGACCAAGGAGAAGCTCGGCAAGCATTTCGACCACGACCTGCGCACGCTCGCATACGATGCGCTCATCCATGGTGTGTGCTTCGGCTTCTGGAACCTCAACCGCATGTTCGTGTTCCCGCTGACTGAGTTCTGCCCGCTCTGGGACGAATACGACGGCACACTCAAGGCCGGCATCCGCTTCTGGCGTATCGACAGCTCGCGCCCGATGCAGGCCGTGCTATACGAGGCCGACGGCTACACGCGTTTCCAGAGCCGCCAAGACGCAAACGGCGTCACGAACGAGCGCCTCGAGGCAGTCGAGGAGAAGCGGCCCTATATCGAGAAGACGAGCTATACGCCCGCCGACGGGATCGAGCAGGTGATCGGCGGCGAGAACTACTCAGCATTGCCCGTGGTGCCGATGTGGGGCTCGAAGCTCCACCAGTCGACGCTCGTGGGCATGCGCCAGGCGATTGACAGCTATGACCTGATCCGCAGCGGCTTCGCGAATGACCTCACCGACTGCGCGCAGATCTATTGGCTCGTGTCTAACGCTGGTGGCATGAGCGACAAGGACCTGCAGAAGTTCCTCGACCGCCTGAAGATCAACCATGTCGCGCTCGTCGATTCCGATGACGGCGGCGATGCCCAGGCATATACGCAGGAGATTCCGTACGCTGCACGCCAGGCGTACCTGCAGTCGATCCGCGACGGTATCTACGAGGACTTCGGCGCCCTCGATGTGCACACTGTGGCTGCGGGCGCTACAAATGATCATATCGACGCGGCGTACCAGCCTATGGATGAGGAGGCGAGTGACTTCGAATACCAAGTCTCCGAGTTCGTGCAGCAGCTTCTCGCCCTCATGGGTATCGACGACGCACCGGTGTTCAAGCGTACACGCATCAGCAACCAGAAAGAGCAGGTTGACATGGTCATGAGCGAGGCGCAGTACATCGACCATGAGACAATCTTGCGCAAGCTGCCGAACATCTCGCCCAGCGAGGTGCCGGCGATCATGCAGAGGCTCGAAGACGAGGACCAGGACCGCATGGGTAACTTGATTGGCGCGGCCGCTATCTCGGCTGGTGCGCCGCAGAGCGTAATGGACGATAATGTTGCTGCGGCTACCGATCCGATGGGTGACAATGACGGCGAGGAATGATTGCAAACGGATCCCGCAGGCGATCGAGAGGAAGCGCGATACCTTTCATTTGATGCAGAAATGTGTCGTGTTTGACACGATAACCGGCGAGGTATATGAAGGCGAAGGGATAAGCGATGGCAGAGTGTCAGGCACCGTTCGGGATGTCGGACGACAGGCGTAGCTATCAACTCGATAACGGCAAATGGCGTGTGGAAAATTACAAGCCGAAGAACGGTGCAGGCAAGAAATTTGCGGTTGAAGTGGCGAAGTCGCATGCTGAGGCACAGGCTAAATTGCTTGAGAAGCAGGCGCAGGAGCTGCAGGAGAAACTGCAGCTCACCTACACCGATGCTATCGACGGCATGACAGCACGCATCGAGGCATCGCTCAAGGAGTTTGCGGCCGATGACGCGAAATGGCAAGCCGACGTCGCCGCGGGCAAGAAGGACGCGAAGGCGCACGAGGCGTGGCGTAAGGACCAGGCCCTGCACAACGACCAGCTCAAGGCACTCAAGAAGGCATTGACGCAGGACCTCACCGTAGCCGACAAGATGGCGATGGCGTATGTCAACCAAGTGCCGGCTGGTGTGTATGCAGAAGGTATGAACTTCGCGACATACGAGATCGAGCACGGCGCCAAGGTGAACACGTCTTTCACGCTATACAACAAGAACACTGTCATGGAGCTCGTCGCGAACGAGCCCGACCTGCTCCCGCAGGCGGCATTCGATAAGGCGAAAGATAAGGCATGGAATAGCCGCCACGTTACGTCTGCGGTGACGCAGGCCGTACTGCAGGGCCAGACGGTCCCGCAGCTCGCCGCCTCGATCGCCGGTATCGCCGCCATGGACCAGCGCGCCGCGATGAAGGCGGCACGCACCGCCATCACGAGTGCGCACTCGCTCGGCAAGCTCAAGGGCTATGAGCGCGCCGCCGATATGGGTATCGATGTCAAAAAGCAATGGCTCGCGGCGCTTGATTCGCGCACGCGCGGCAGCCACCGCCACCTAGACGGCGAGGCGGTCAAGCTCGATGCCGAGTTCAGCAACGGGCTGAAGTACCCCGGTGACCCGGATGGTCCCGCATCTGAGGTCTACAATTGCCGCTGTACACTCGTGCCCGTTATCGGCGATGTGGAGTATGACGAGGTCGAGCGTGCAAACAAGCTAGGTGGCATGAGTTACGAGGAGTGGAGGAATGAGCACGAGGCCAAGCGGACCGGAACGCACAAGTTCTCCGACGGCATTAAGTGGATTCAAGGTAATGCCGACCTGGAGATAACTGAAGACCCAAGCGACATGTCGTGGATAAACGAGGCCGCGAGGAACAAGTGGGAGCAGGACACTGAGAAGGTGAGGACGTACGGCGATTTCGAAAGCTATCTCGGAGATCGCGGTATCGAGTTGGACACTACGTCGGAGACGCTGAAGACTAAGTTTTACGATCGCGACATGCTGAAGGTAGTTAAGAAGCAGGCGGATCAGATAATGGCCGCCCTCGACAATTACGATGAGATAGGCGGTGTACGCGGCCTGAAGAAGTTGCACCTCTGGGATGATTCAGACAATGTCACGGGTCAGGCCGCCTATTACTACCGCGCCCTTGACGAGGCCCCGTTTGACAACGAAGAGGAGATTTATTTCAAGAACGGCAACCTCCGTATGCACCATATCATGCACGAGTTCGCGCACGCTTACGCAGACGGCACTAAGCCGAAGGGGCACGATGTCGTGACGTGGTCTGCCAAGCTCAATTCGGAGGCAATGCTCGACGAGTCACGAGGTGCCTATTTCGGGGCAGCTTCTGACGTGATCGAGGCCGAGCGTTTTGCGGATGCTGTCGCTGGGGCCTTTGTGACGAACAACCCTGAGAATCGTGCGATGCTCCAGGCATTCCTAAAGCGGGTTGCCGAGGTTATAGAAGAGATGATCTAACATGGCTAGTGGTGTATCAGTGAAGCAAGATAACACAGAGCAAGTCGTCGACGGCATTGATTCGGCTATCGGTGTCGCGCTCGAGAAGATCGGGCTTTTGGCCGAGAACTATGCGGTCAAGAAATGCCCGGTCGACACCGGCAACCTGCAAGGCTCGATCACACATGAGGTGGATGCCGACGGCAACGCCGTGTACATCGGCACGAATGTCGAATACGCGCCGTACGTCGAGCTCGGCACTTCGCGCCAGAAGGCTCAGCCTTTCCTGAGGCCTGCGGCTTCCGAGCATGGTGCACAATATCGCCAAGTGTTGAAAAAGGCACTAGGCGGCAGCAGTTAATCTGGTATTATTCATATTAAATGCGCGAAGCAATGCGCTATACAGTATGGGGTCGAGGCACGCACCCCAGAGTCCGAAGGAATGGAGCGAACACCATGGCACTTACCCGCAAACTCCTCCGATCCATGGGGATCGAAGACGAGAAGATCGACCAGATCATCGACGCACACACCGAGACCGTCAACGCGCTGAAGGACGAGCGCGATGGGCTCAAGGATGCTGCGGACCGACTGAAGAAGGCCGAGGCAGAGCTCGAGGAGCTCAAAGCCAAGCCGGCAGACGGTTACAAAGAGAAGTTCGAGAAGGAGCACGCCGATTTCGAGGCATTCAAGGCGGATACCGCTAAGGCTGCCGCCGACCGCGAGAAGAAATCGCTGTACCGTAAACTGCTCACCGATGCAGGCGTCGACCCCAAGCGTATGGATGCCGTGATGCGTGTCGCCGACCTATCCAACATCGTGGTCGAGGACGGCGCCATCAAGGACGCCGACAAGGTCACGGAGAAGATCAAAGGCGAGTGGTCGGATTTCATCCCGGCCACGAATACTAAGCCCGCGAAAGTCGATACGCCGCCTGCCGGCGCAGGCGATGGCGCGGCAGAACCGAAGTCGCTGGGTGACGCCTTGCGACAGAAGTACACCAAGCAGAACACTGATTAAAGGAGGCAATTATGCCTATTACCCTCGCAGAGGCCAAGGTCGGCATGGCCGACAAGGTCGATCAGCAGATCGTCGACATGTTCCGTCGATCCTCCCTGCTCCTCGACCGCCTCACTTTCGACAACGCCATCTCCCCCGGTACCGGCGGCTCTACGCTCGTCTACGGCTACACGCAGCTGAAAACGCCTTCCACTGCCGCCGTCCGCGCCATCAACTCCGAGTACACCGCCAACGAGGCCAAGCGTGAGAAGAAGACCACGCAGGCCATCGTCATGGGCGGCGCTTTCGAGGTCGACCGTGTCATTCAGGACACTTCCGGCGCCATCGATGAGCTCGTGTTCCAGGCAGACGAGAAGATCAAGGCCACTGCTAATTTCTTCACGCATTGCGTGATCAACGGCACTGCGGCCGGTACTGCCGCCCCCGGTAAGGTTACCGGTACGTTCGATGGCCTCAACAAGTTGCTAGCCAATTCTTCCACTGAGTACACCGCCACTGCGGACCTGTCTACCAGCGAGAATGTGACGGCAAACTACAACCAGTTCCTCGACGAGCTCGATGAGTTCATCTCCGGCCTCGACGGCATGCCCGATATGCTGCTCATGAACCGCAAGATGCTCTCCAAGCTCCGCGGTATCGCACGCCGTGCCGGTTATTACGAGTCCACCAAGGACGATTTCGGCCGTGTCGTCGAGACGTATAACGGCATCGCGCTCATGGATGCCGGCGAGTATTACGACGGCTCCAAGACTGTCGACATCGTCGCCGACACTGCTGCCGGTTCCGGTACCTTCGGCACTTCCGATATCTATGCCGTCAAGTTCGGCCTCGACGCCTTCCATGGCATCTCCCCGACCGGCACCAAGGTCATCACATCCTACATGCCTGACCTCACCCTCCCCGGTGCGGTCAAGAAGGGCGAAGTCGAGCTCGTCGCCGGCGTGGCCCTCAAGAACACGCTGAAGGCCGGCCACATGAAGGGCATCATCACCGCGCCGAAGACTGCCTAAGGAGTCGATATGCTGGAGGAGTTGCTCGCCGAGATCCACAATTGGTTTGAGTGCGATTACCTCGCAGGTGAGCTTACCGTCATGGATGGCGAGCTCACCCTCCCGCATGGCTTCGTCAAGAAGGGCCAGTACTACCGCATCGTCGGCAGTGTTTTCAACGACGGCCTGCACCAGTACCAGACATCAGACCTCACCGACGAGGTATTCGATGGCGAGGTGTGGGCGTTGGCGGTGCCGAAGGCAGTCGTTGACATCGCGACCGAAATCGAGGCGTGGCGCAAGGCCAACCCCGACTCCGCATATACTTCTGAGTCGTTCGGCGGGTATTCGTATACGAAGGCCACTGCTTCCGACGGTATGCCGGCGCGATGGCAAGACGCATTTCGCCGACGCCTCAATCGTTGGAGGAAACTGCCATGACTTTGATCGATACTTTCAAAGAGCCTTGCGTACTCATGGAGAAGAAGCGCGTGAGCGACGGTGAAGGCGGGTGGACGACCACGTGGGTCGACGGTGCCGCCTTCGATGCGGCTATCGTCCGCGACACCACCCTGGCGGCACGCGTCGCTGAAAAAGAGGGCGTATCGAACGTCTACACGGTGACTACCGACACAAATGCGCGACTCGAATTTTATGACGTTTTCAAGCGTGTCAGTGACGGCCAAGTGTTCCGTGTGACTTCCAATGGGGACGACATGAAGACACCTGATCGCGCGACGTTCAGTTTTGAGCAGGTGAGCGCCGAGGAATGGAGCCTATCATGACGCCGACCACGGCGGTTTACGATTTCATGGCCGGCTTCGGTATTCCGGCCTATGCGGCGACTTCCGTGCCAGACGATGCAAAGTTCCCGTACATCACGTACGAGCTCGCAGTCGATGATTTCTGGGGCGGGGAAGTCGCGTTGTCGATGGATATTTGGTATCGTGGCGACTCCGAGGCTGAGCCGAACGCGAAAGCGCATGAAGTCTCAAAGGCACTCATCGGATGCAAGTGTATCCCATGTGATGGCGGCGGTGTCATACTGAAAAAAGGCTCACCGTTCTGCCAGAGTATGGGTGACACGGCCGACGATAAGATCAAGCGCCGCCACATCAATGTGACGGCAGAGTTTATCACCTCGTTTTGAGAGGACAAGTTAAATGGCTAAGTTCACACAGATCCCAACGGATACTTTCAAGAAGCTCCAGCTCGGTGCGGGTATCCTCATTACTGAGTTCAACCCGGCGACCGGCGAGCTCACTGCGTCCAACATCATCGGCGCGACGAGTGGCGGCGTATCGTTCGAGGCCACGCCGTCATTCAGCGATTTCGGCGAAGACATCGACAACTGCCCGAAGAACACTAAAGAGCTCAAGAAACTCGACGGCTGGGATGCCAAGCTGTCCGGCTCGTTCGTGACGATGGATACGGATGTCGCGACGTCTGTCATCGGCACTGCTACCGTCGCGAGCGACGACCAGACCAAGGTCGTGCCCCGCAACTCTGTCGAAGCCGAAGATTTCAAAAACATCTGGTGGGTGGGCGACTACTCCGACATCAATGAGGACGGCTCGACTGCCGGCAAGGCCGGTTTCATCGCAATCAAGCTCATCAACGCGCTGTCGACGGGCGGCTTCAAGATCAAGTCCGGCGACAAGGCGAAGGGCACGTTAGAGTTCGAGTACACTGGCCACTACAGTAGTAAAAACATCGACACTGTACCGTTTGAGCTCTACATCAAAGCCGGCTCGGCTGATAAGTAGGCATAGCCTGAAGGAGGAAACAAATGAAACTCAGTGACATCAAGGGTGACCGCGTTCTCGACGTCATCGCCGACATCATCGACCCCATCGCGAACATGGTGCAGGACAAGGACGTCGCCGCAATGTTCAAGCGCGAGGCAGTGCCGGAGGGCATGGAGGCACGCGATTTCTTCGCGAAGCGTATGTGCAAGGGCCTGCCCGTTTTGCTCAAAAGCCATAAAGCCGACATCATCGCCATCATGGCGGCGATCGAGGGCGTGACCCCTGAGCAGTATGCGAAGTCGCTCGATTTCCCTAAGCTGTTCACCGACGTCATGGAGCTCGTGACTGACGGTGCGTTCCTCAATTTTTTATCATCGTCGGAGACGGGGAAGGGCGCAGGTGCGCCTGGCTCTGCCTCGGCGAATTTCGAGGTCCTCTAAGGGCAGACGCATTCGTCAAGTTCGCACAGGCCCGCTATAGGAAAGAACGGGACGAGATGGCGTTTAAAGTGTACGTCACCGACTCCCTATACCTCATGGGCCAGCAAAAGTTTATCGGTCGCCGTTGGTACGACCAAATCCGGCCCAAGGTATATGAAGACATCAACGCCGCCGCGGTAGTGGCGGACGTCACGAAAAGGGCGGGATTGGTGGTCGTATGAATCTACTCGACCTCGCCGTCAAGATCACATGCGACGACCAGGCATCCGGCGAGGTCGACAAGATCGGCGACGGCATCAAGAATAAACTGGGTGCCGCCGCCAAAGCCGGCGTTGCGGCAGTGGCGGCAGTCGGTACTGCGACGGTCGCAATCGGCAAGACTGCACTCGACGCATATTCGAATTACGAGCAGCTCGTCGGCGGTATTGACACCCTATTCAAAGCCTCGTCTGGCAAGATGCAGCAGTACGCTGCAAACGCCTACCAGACGGCCGGCGTCTCAGCCAACCGTTATATGGAGATCTCGACGAGCTTCGCGGCGGCGCTGATCAGCTCACTCGGCGGCAACACCGAGGCCGCGGCCGATATGGCCAACACCGCCATTACGGATATGAGCGATAACGCCAACAAGATGGGCACATCGCTTGAGACTGTCCAAGAAGCATATATGTCGCTGTCGCGCGGTAACTACGAAATGCTCGACAGCCTGAAACTCGGCTATGGCGGTACTAAATCAGAGTTGGAGCGCCTGCTCTCAGACGCCGAGAAGTTCTCGGCAGCACAGGGCAAAGTACGCGATTTCTCCGTCGACTCATATTCCGACATCGTCGAGGCTATCCATATCGTGCAAGACGAGATGGGCATCACAGGCACGACGGCGGAAGAGGCAGCGACTACCATCGAGGGCTCCGTCAATATGGCGAAGGCCGCATGGGACAACTGGCTCGCAGGCCTCGGTAATGAAGACGCGGACATGGAAGGCTTGACCGATCAGCTCGTCGGGTCCGTCGTCACCGCAGGCGAGAACATCATCCCGAGGGTCGGCCAGATCATGACGACCCTCGGCCAGACAGTCGCAGACTACGCACCAGGTGTCGGCCTCTACCTCCGCAACGCGCTCATCAGTGTCCTGCCTGAAGCCGTGCAAGGGCCGATGCGCGATGCATTCGCAGGCGTCGATAAAGTCGTCGGCAAACTCGAAAGCGTATTCAATGACAATTTGAAGCCGGCGGCAGACGCCGCAGACAGCGTTTTCAGTGCGATCAGCTCTGGTGTCAAGACTTTCGGTGATGCTGTCAACGACCTCGTACTCCCTGCGATCGACCAGCTGTCGCCTGCTTTCAATGATTTCTTCGGGGCTATCCAGACAGCGCAGCCCCTGCTCGAGTTCATCGCGAACATCATCGGTGTTGGACTCGCGGCGGCGATTAGTACGGCCATCAAGCTGTTTGCTGCTATTACAGAAGTCGTCGCGTTTGTGATCACTGGTTTCGCGCAACTGTATGAGGACATCTCGGGGTTCGTGACCGGTGTTGTGCAATTCTTCACCGTCGACCTGCCGAACGCAATCAACGCGTTGGTGCAATGGTTTGCGCAGTTGCCAGGTAACATCGCCGCGTTCCTGTCGAGGGTCATCACAAGTGTCGTTGCGTGGGTCGCCAACATGGCCGCGAACGCGGTAAACGCCGGTTCGCGATTCATCTCTGGAATTGCCGGGTTCCTGTCGGCCTTGCCGGGCAATGTAGCGTCATGGCTCGCCGGCGTCATCTCGACCGTCATCGGCTGGGTGTCGCAGTTCGCGAGCAATGCCACGAGCGCAGCTACGCAGTTCGCGAGCAACCTTATCGACGGCCTCGCATCTATACCCCGTCAAGTGACATCGATCGGCTCGAACATCATCCAGGGCCTCGTTAACGGCGTTACGGGTGCTGCCGGCAAGTTGATCGATGCCGTTAAGGGTGCTGTCGGCGATGCCATCGAAGGCGCAAAAAACCTGCTCGGCATCCACTCCCCGTCGCGTGTGTTCCGCGAGATCGGTCAAGACACCATGCAAGGCGCAGCGCTCGGTGTCGACGACGACGCAGACTTGCTGTCGAAGTCTACAGATAACGCGATGCGCGGTATGATTTCAACGGCACAAGATATCGCCGTGCCGGGCGTCGGCAATGTAGCAGGCGGCGAATCGGCTGTTATCAGCTGGCTGGCAGAGAACTTGCCGGCCATCATTGCAGAGTTTACGCCAGTCATGGGCGAATCAGAGTTTGGGCGCAAGGCGAGGAAGGCGGTCGCGTATGCTTGATATCGTATATGAGTCTAGCACAGGTGCCGTCATCCAGCTCAATTCCGGCATTTATGTCGGCAAGCCAAACGACCTATTCAGCCGCGAATGGGACTACACAATCGGGTATCGCGCCTTGGCCACGGCCTCGCGCGGTGCCCGCAAAGTCTCGTTCAATGCGTTTTTCGCAGATATGGCTCAGGCGGACGCGTTCCGTCACTGTGCCGACTCCGACATGCAGAAGGGCACACCAGGCACTATTTACGTCGATGGTTGGTTTCAGCGCTGTTTTGTCGTGGCTTCTGATGTCGACGGCATCGGTAGTAATTTCTTCGCGACGAAGCTAACAATGATTCTGCTTGACGGCGTATGGCGCAGGGGGACTACGACGGCGTTCGTGCCAGTGCGTGCCTCGGATGATTACGAATTCCTCGACTTGCCGCACGATTTGCCGTACGACCTCGGCGTGACGGCGCCGCGACAATATGCGATCAATCCGGGGTATTCAAACAGCCCCGCGAAGCTCATCGTGTATGGGCCAGTGGTCAACCCTTCCGTACGTCTGGCCGGTAACCTGTACCAGGTTGACGTGACGGTGCCAGATGGCGGCTATATGGACATAGACCCGTTGCGCCGAACAGTCACCGTGGTCGCCGCTGATGGCACCACGATGGATGCTTTCAGCAAGGCGCATCGAGGCAGCGGTGCGGGGTCTGGTGAGTATATCTTCGAGCGCGTGCCGGCAGGTACATCTGAAATCTCGTGGGACAACTCTTTCGGATTCGATCTCACCTTGTACGAAGAGGAGGGCGAGCCCGCATGGTCTTAGTAGTAAATGACACGGCCACAGGTGACATCCGTGAAATCGAGGACTTCGAGCTCGACATTGCATTCGGCAGCGATGAGAATGCACTGAAACTCGAGGTGCGCGCCGACGAGGCGCCTGCCGAGGGTCAACTCGTATTCATCGACGGTACGGAGTACGGTGGTGTCATCGACCAAGTGAGCTACGATGCTGGCAGGGAGGCTACGGTGTCAATCCTGTGCAAGGGCCGTACCTGGCACGGCGTCTTGGCTGGTAAGCGATTGCTCCCTGATTCTGGTAGCAGCTACCTCTCCATAAGCGGTAAGGCTGGCATGGTGCTCGCGGCTCTCATCGAGCGTATGGGGCTTTCTGACCTTTTTTCAGCCGCCTCGGATGATAGCACCGTAAGCTACACCTTCGAACGATTCGCGGACGGTTACAGCGGCTTGAAGGCCATGGCGGAGGCGAATGGCCGTAAAGTTTCGATGCGCCGTCTCGGAGGAAAGGTCGAGCTCTCACTGCCGCCGGTTGTCGACTATGCCGATAAAGTCGACTCGGATTTGCTTGATTTCACATTGACGACGGTCCACCGCTGCGTCAACCACCTGGTCTGCGCTGGCACCGGCGAACTTGAGAACCGCACCGTTGTTCATTTCTATGCAGATGCGACGGGTAACATCAGCCACACACAGAGTCTGTTTGGGGTCGACGAGATATGTGCGCTCTACGACTACAGCAACGCCGACAAGGCGAAGCTCGAGGAAGAGGGCAAGAAGAAACTTCAGGAGTACCAGACCCGCGGCAGCGTCGAGGTCGATGCGCACGAGGACATCGATGTCGATATCGGCGACATCATCTCAGCGCGCGACAACGCGCACGGCAAGATCATCAGCGCTACTGTGGTGAAGAAGATTGTGCAGATCTCACGTGGTGTGGCGACATACAAATATGAAGTCGGCAGCGAGACCACGACGAAAAACTCGTCCAGCGCGATCGCCGACGGGGGCGGAGGCCATGCCTACTTTGCGGGAAAGGGCCTGAAGCTCGAGAACTACACGTTTAGCGCGGAAGTCGATGCAGAATCGCTCAAGGCCGTGGAGGCCAAGGCCGATAAGGCCGTAACAGATGCGTCGAACTCGCTCCAGAAATGGGCACAGGCGGATATCGCCATGGGAGAAGTGTCAACGCTCGCGGAAGGCTCTAAGGCCACCGCGTCGCTATCTGGCGATGGGCTTGTCAAGACGCTCTCGCTAGGTATCCCACGTGGCGCCACTGGTATCCAAGGCCCTAAGGGCGAGACAGGTGCGACTGGTGAGCGCGGTCCCCAAGGCCCGCAGGGTACAAAAGGCGATACCGGGCCGCAGGGGCCGACTGGCCCGCAAGGCCCTAAAGGTACTACTGGACCGCAGGGCCCTAAGGGCGAAACCGGTGAGCAAGGCCCGCAGGGCGTGCAGGGAAAGCAAGGCCCACAGGGTATCCAAGGCGAGACCGGCCCGCGTGGTCTGCAAGGTGTCCAAGGTGTCCAAGGCCCTAAGGGCGACACAGGTGAAGGTTTTTCCATCTCGAAGGTATACGCCAGCTACAGTGCAATGCAAGCGGAATGGAAAACGGACGGTGTGAAGGTCGGCGGTTTCGTTGTGATCAGCTCGAATGTCGAGGACCCGCACAATGCTGAGCTGTACGTGAAGACGTCCAATGGCTATTCACTCATCGCAGATATGAGTGGCGCGACTGGCGTAAAGGGCGCACAAGGCCCGACAGGTGCACAGGGCCCTATCGGCGCGACCGGCGTGAAGGGCGCCACCGGTCCGCAAGGACCGAAAGGCGCCACTGGTTCCACTGGCCCGCAAGGGCCAAAAGGAGACACAGGAGCTACCGGCGCGACTGGCGCGAAAGGTGCGACGGGTGCGACAGGCCCGCAGGGCGTCAAGGGCGAGCAAGGCGAACGAGGGCCTCAGGGCATCCAGGGGCCTAAGGGTGAGAAGGGCGAGCGCGGTGACTCAGGTATTACCGTCCCGCTGTCGGGGTTCTTCTCGCTGACGGTCGATTCTGGCGGCAACCTTTGGTCGCACGTGGCAGACGGGGCGGCAGCCCCGCCGCTCTCATACGACCCATCTACCGGTGAACTCTACTACGAGATTGGTGAGTGATCATGACTAAATACCTTGTAGGCAACATCAAGGGCCCCAAGGGCGACACCGGTGCTACCGGGCCGCAGGGAGCCACGGGTGCACGAGGTGCCACCGGCCCAACAGGCCCGCAGGGCCCCAAGGGCGAAACCGGCCCAACAGGCCCGCAAGGACCGACGGGAAAGCAGGGGCCGACAGGCCCCACTGGCCCAGCGGGCTCGCAGGGGCCTCAAGGCATTCAGGGTCCTAAAGGCGACACAGGCCCGCAGGGGCCGACTGGCCCGCAGGGGCCAAGCGGCGGTGAAATTAAGGACACACGCAACGATAACCAGCCGCCGAGCTGGTATATAAAGAACCACCCGCATGAGACCGTGGTCGAGTTCAAGACGGCGAAAGCCATCGGGCTTTCGGGCAGCGAGACCTATGCGACCCTCGTCACCTTCGTGCAATGGTTCGATAAAACTGGCGGGTACCCGAAGCAGGTCGCCATGAGCGGCGCAGACATATGGTGGCGGCGCGGCGGGTCGGACTCTTCGTGGACGGCGTGGCAGCACATCCTCGATACCCTCGACACGAACACGACGTGGATCATGGCCCATCGTGTCGGCGAGTACTTGGAGACGGACGGCTCGTTTGACCCGAACAACATCAGCGGCACATGGGTACGGGTACCGAGTATCGGGCCGCACACATGGCTGAGAACTAAGTAAAGGAGAGAACATGGCAAAGACAGAGAATTTCACCCACTACACCTGCGATCGATGCGGCGCGGACGCGTACCTCCAGCAAGGTGCTGCGGCGGCTGGTGACTGGCGCGAGGTCGAGCGCTTCGACCAGTACGGCAGCAGGGCCACGCGCCTGTTGTGCAAGGGGTGCACGGACGAGTACAAGAAGCTCGCAGCCAAACACGACGGCGAGTTCCAGCAGTTCATGAGCAACACGAAGGAGTAGTACCATGGCATTCGAGATTGTTGACGGCATGACGGGGACTAAGCACATCAGCTCGGACGACCTGTCGGCATTGAATATCGCGACCATCGGCAAGGCGCATTGTGTGCTGAAGTACGGCGACGATTTCAAACTCACGATGGCGAGCGCGAACAGCGCGACGCTCGGCACCGGTGTCGGTATGATCGGCGGCAAAAGATTTTGGAACCAGGCGGCAACCTCGCTGACGGTCCAGTCAGGCACGCAGGGCCAGAAGCGTAACGACCTCGTCGTAGCACGCTATGCTAAGACTAGCGCGGGTATCGAGAGCATCACGCCCGTGGTGATCAAGGGCACGCCGACTACAGGTAATGCGACCGACCCCGCGGTGACGGCTAAGGACCTCAAACTTTGGCGCGTGCCCCTGAACGGAATCAGTGTCGGCACACCCGTCAGACTTTTCACGCCTGTCACACCGCTCGCGACCCTCGGGGATTCTTTATCCGGCGGGACCGACTATCAGTTCTTATATGGGAATAGCTTTTCGACAGAACATGTGGCTTACCACAAAAAAGGCTTCTTAGTAGAGATGTTTTGGAATTTCCCTCAGGAAACAACGCAGCTGTTTAATGCGGGGACGCTGCCTGTTGGATTCCGTCCGGCTAACTCATTCCTTATGCCGGCTGTGCGTACACTTTCAAACGGCATCGTCAGCAACAACACTGCAGAAGTCGAGGTCCAAAAGTCCGGCGAGGTCAACTTTATCGCCGCGAACGCCGCGGCTGGAGGGCGTAACATTGGACACTGTATCTGGATTGCCGCATAGCATTCCGCATCCCGTGTCCCAGTGGAGCCGGAAATCACTTCAAACAGCACAGTGCACATGGTGCTGGTACGGAGAACATTTGTCGTTTAAGAGGTATTAATTCAATGTTCAAATATATAACCATGACCGTCGTGACCACGATTATGGGTACGATAATCGGCTGGTTACTGAATGCAATCAAAACCAACACCAACCAACTGTATAACATGTCGCGTCGCGAACATGATGAACGGGTGCAAAATCGTGCTATACTCGGTGAGCTCCTGTTTTATCGGCTCGAAGATCTCCATAGGCGTTTCGTGGTCGAAGGGCACCCGTGCTCTGCGGCCGAGAAGCAGCAGGTAGACGACATTTACCACCATTATCATGATGAATTGGGGCTTAACGGACCCGGTACACATATGTATAATGAGATCATGAAAGCACATCAAGAATAAGGAGTAATTATGCAATACCTTCTGCCTGATAAGCCATATAATATCCTCAAGTGGGTCGGCCTCGTTGCCCTCCCCGCAGTAGGTACTTTTGTCGGTACCGTCGGTACCGCCGTCAATTGGGAGCCGACTGGCATCGCAGTGACGGTGATCACCGCCGCGGGTACGCTCGTCGGCGCACTCCTCGGTGTGACGACCGCGACGGCGAAACCGGCGAGTGAGTAATGATGGACAACGTTATTGGAAAGGGGTGAGTGATTTGGGTATCAAGGCAAATGCCGATGTGGCTGGATGTCTGCCTAAGCCTCATCCTACTCGGCGAGTGTATATCGTTCGACGATTGGCACTCGCCGCCAGTACTGTAGCTATTGCACTGGCACTCGCAGCACCGACAACGTGTTATGCCTACGAGCGCATCACCAATTACGTCAGTAACGGACATGGGCCGCTGTCACCACAATACCTCGTGATCCACGAGACGGCTAACCCTGGTGCGAGCGCATGGAACCACGTGCTTTTGTGGTCGCGTGATGATACTTATGCCGTGCACGACGTCATGGAGCTCGATGGCTCCAAAGTTTACGACACGGTACCGCAGAACCGCCTGTGCTGGCATGTCGGCAATGGCAATTGGTGTACGATCGGCATCGAGCTGGCACACGCCACAAATGCTACTGACTTCGCCAAACAATGGACTGAGGCCGTGAAGTGGGCAGGCGATACGCTCCGCGCACGCGGTTGGGACACCAGCCGCCTGCTCAGCCATTACGAGGCCGCACGCATCTGGGGTGGGTCCGACCATACCGACCCGGTCGGTTATTTCCGTCAGTATGGCAAGACTTGGAGCGATTTCAAGCGCGACGTTGCCGCCTATATGGGTAGCGGCTATATCGCGCCGATCGCACCTACTGACGGAAACGGAGGTACGTACCAGCCGTCGACTTCTGCCACGCGCACGAGCTTCCCGAAGTCCACGGGGAAATCGGTCAACGTCCACTATGCCCTCCATAACCGCTATGGGGCGTGGAATAGTGCCGTCACCAACTTCAACGACTCCAATGGCGAGGGTTTCGCCGGAATGCCTTACGGCGCCCACGACATGCTCATTGCATGGGCCGACAGCGGCACCTTGCGCTACCGTGTCCACACTAAGGAGAGCGGTTGGCTCGACTGGGTCCAAGCAGCCAACTACAACGACAGCGTAAATGGCATGGCTGGCATTTGGGGCCAGGTGATTGACGGCGTCCAGATGTATTACATCACACCGTCGGGCGAGTACAAGCAAGTCTATTATCGTTCTCAGGACGTCGCCCATGCTGGCTACTGGGATGAGGTATGCGACGACGGCACGACCTACGGCGGCGATGATTACGCAGGCATGTACGGTTACGCGCTCGACCGCCTGCAGGCTTATATCTCAGACGGCACCCGCCGTTGATGGAGGATTGGAGAAAGCATGATGTTTGGTAACTACAACGCGTATCAACCTGTCGGCACACCGCAGCAATTCGCCATGGATCAGATGCAGCAGTTTCAGCAACGCGCCCAGATGCAGCCGGGAATGCAGCTGATCCGTGTCACGGGCATGGACGGGGCCAAGGCATACCAAATGCCTCCCAACTCCGTCGTGCCCCTGTTCGACGCAGATAACGACATCATGTATGTTAAAAGCACGGATGGTGCCGGTTTTCCGACCATCCGTGCTTTTGCTTTCCAACCGATCGAGAACCCGACTGCATTCTCGAGGCCGTTGAAGTTCATGGCGTTGCACAGGCCTGCTTCAGTAACTGGCTCACTTGCGGGGCCACGGTTGCCGAAGCCATGAACTTCAACGGCCTCGAGAATGCAGTCGGGCGACTCAGTGACCAGCAGGCCGCGATCGCGCGTCAAAACGACAACGCGATCTGCAGTCTCGGCTATCAGACGCTTGAACAGTCCAGCAAGCTCGGTGCGACTGTCCAAAATGGCTTTAACCAGATGCAGTCCCAGCTGGCAGATTGCTGCTGCACCACTCAGCGCGGTATCGACTCCGTCAATTACAACGGCGCGATCAACACCGCTGCAATCCAGCAGACTGTGACTGAGCAGACGCAGAAGGTCCTCGATACCATCACCGGCAACCGCATGGCCGACATGCAGAACCAGATCAACCAGCTCCAGCTGTCCCAGGCGCTCTGCGGAGTGGTGCGCTACCCGAACACCTTCGCCTACAACGCTGGCCCGAGCCCGTTCTGTGGTAACGGCTGCTGCGGTACGGCAAATATCTAAACGAACATTCGACCATAAGGCATTTCCGCCTGGGCAAGATAGGGGCATGGCTCAGGCCATGCCCCTATTTCAATAGAAAGGATAAATCATGTCGTGCAAATCTGCAATCTACACCGCCGACCCGTCCAGTACTGTGCTCACGCTATCTACTGCTGCAGGTACGGCTATCCCGCTCGGTACGACTGTCCGCCGTTTTTGGCTGCAATGCCGTCCTGTCGGGTAACGGTATCCTGCTCAAGGGCCAAGGTTATTTCGATGTCGACGCCAGCGTCACGTTCACGCCTACTGCTGCCGGCGCATATACCGTCACGCTGTTCAAAGACGGCGTCGCCGTACCCGGCGCCACGCAGACTGTCACCGCGGCAGCCGCGGGCACTGTGTCGGTCAATATCCCGGCAATCGTGCGTAACCAGTGCTGCGACAGCACCTCGACGCTTACGCTCGTGATCACCACTGCGACCGTTCCGGCGACTGTCACGATCGACAATACCGCGGTCGTCGTCACGAAGATCTAATGACAGAATAGGAGTTCTGGCGCAGTATCTCGACCAGGGCCGAAGAAAGGGATGCCTTGGCGGCATCCCTTTCGCAAAGTATGGACAAACTGAGAGGGGTAAAGATGCCTGTAATTGATGTGTTCGCAAAGGTATCTGACCACCTAATCGACGGCATGATGATGCACGAGCAGATGGCAGATTACTACAATTTCCTCGGTTTGGAAGGTTTCAAACGCCTACATGAGTACCATTTTATCTGTGAGACGATTTCCATGCGTCGCATCCACCGCTATTTCATCGACCACTGCAACCAGCTTTTGCCGGTGGCGAATACAAAGCATATTGATGTCATCCCTGTCGAGTGGTCGAATTTCACACGACAAGCGGTAGAATCGGAAACGAAGTCCAAGGCTGTCGAGGCAGGTATGCGTGAGTGGTGTGAGTGGGAACACGAAACGAAAGAGCTCTATGCGAAGTCGGCCAAAGACCTCTATGATGCAGGTGAAGTCGCCGCGGCACACATGATCTGCGAGCTTGTGCGAGACGTCGACGACGAATGCAAGTATGCCGACCGCTTGGCACTCAGCTTGAGTGCTGTCGATTACGACATGCAAGTCATCGTGCCTATGCAGCACGAGCTACACGAGAAATATAGGAAGAAGCTACATGACGTCGGGAAGAAACTCAGTTAGGGGTGAATGGAAATGGTGTCGATTGAGACCATCGAAGAGGAGATCCTCAACCTGTAGAAGCGCGACACGTCTTATGCCGTATGCGAAAGGCTGGCGTGGCTGTATATAGTCCGCGACCACCTCAAAAAGCCTACTGCAGATGCCGCGGTGATGGAACAGCGCATCACTGATGAGCTCACTGGGTCTGAGTTCTTGAAAGCGGCGTCCAATGTGGACTATGCGGCACTCATGGGCGTACTCGATAACCATATGTCGTGCATCAAAGCTGTCTGCCCGAAAGAGTACGACGCCGTCATGTCGCAGATCCACGCGCTACGGTAGTAATTACCTGTCAAACAGTGTCAAACACCTGTCACACACCTAAAAGGGCCAGTGTGACAGGTGTTTGCATTTCTACATCGTGTTTCTCATCACCTGTCAAGCTGTCAAACAACAAGGGGCCCCTATATTAGATATTTTTTATCTATATATCTCTCATATATATATATATATATATAAAAGTCAAATTATCTAAGAATAGGGGAGAAAACTGTGTGACAGTGTGACAGGCGGTGAGAAATGCGACGTAGTGATGCAACTTGCTGTCAAACAGGCCTGAAATCAGCCGTTTGACAGGTGTTTGACAGTGTGACAGGTGTTTCAAAAAAGTTATAAATACTCGAACAAATCGAAAGAAAGCGTAGTATAATAAGATTCGCCGATCGAAGGAGGTGAAAGATGAAAAGCCTATATGAAACAATCCGCGAGTTCGGCGATACCCAAAGCGGGCTCGCACGAATGCTCGGCATCACCGAATCCACGTTGTCGTGGAAGATCAACGGCAAAGCCGAGTTCAAGCAGTCTGAGATCAAGGCTATCGCAGACCGGTATGATTTGACTGGTGAGGAAATCAAGTCAATGTTCTTCGCATAATGGGCCTATTCACTTACCAACAGGCCGCGCTCGACCGTGTCCGCGGTAAACGCAGTTGCGCGTTCTACCACGACATGGGCCTAGGCAAGACGTTTACCGGCGCCGAAAAGTTGATGTCAGACAAGTGTTGGCATTTGGCCTTGGTCGTATGCCAGAAGTCTAAAGTCGCCGATTGGGTCGACCATTTCCGGAGTCATTACGACATTGACGTCCTCAATTTGACCACGCCGGACGGCATGGCGAATTTTGAGTTATCGATGAGTTACCCAGATTTGCCGGATGCCATCGGTGTGATCAACTACGATTTGCTGTGGAGACGCCCTAACATTCAGGCGTTGCAGCATTTCGCGGTAATGTTCGACGAGTCGTCGCTGTTGCAGAATAAATCATCGAAGCGTACTAAGGCTGCGATGAAACTAGCCGACAGGGCGAATGAACTCGTTTTGCTGTCTGGCACACCCGTCGACGGCAAATACGAACGGCTGTGGACGCAGTTGAACATGCTTGGTTGGCACATCGACGAGAAGTTGTTTTGGCGGCAATACGTCGAGTCTGAGACGACGATGCGTGAGGGTTTCCCGATCACGAAGGTGACGGGTTACAAGAACGAGGAGAGGTTGGTACGTAAGATGAAGGAGCTCGGTTGCGATTTCCTCAAGACCGACGACGTCATCGACCTGCCTGACCAGCGTTTTATCCGTATCGATGTATCAATGAGTGAGTATTATCGCAAGTTCGCTAAGGCGAACGTGATCACGGCTTTCGGCCGCGATTTCGTCGGCGATACGGTGTTCGGCGACCTCACGGCAAAACGCCAATTGGCGGCTGCGTATTCGCGCACCAAACTCGAGGCGTTCGGCGATTTACTGGACGGCACGAGTAAACGGCTCGTCGTGTTCTATAATTTCGACGTCGAGCTCGAAGGGCTCACGGCCGAGTTGCAGGAGAGACACCGGTCGTATGGCGTGCTCAACGGCAAGGCGCATGACCTGTCGCCGTTTTTCGATACCGATGACGGGGTCGCACTCATCCAGTACCAATCTGGTGCCATGGGCGTGAACTTGCAGCAAGCCGACACGTGTGTCTATTTCTCGCCGCCGCTCGCGTCATCGCTCTTCGAGCAGTCAAAGAAGCGTATCCACCGCGTCGGCCAAGACAAGCCGTGTACGTATTACGAGCTCGTATCGAAAGGCACTGTTGAAGAGAAGATCTACGATACCTTGGCGATGCGGCGCGATTATACTGAGAAGCTATTCGAGATGGGAGGTGACTAGTTGGCAGGTGAAAAGAACTTCGAAAACCGTCTGAAACGGTGGCTCGATGCCCAAGGCGTATGGCATGTTAAGTTTTTCGCCAACCGCAACACACGTGCGGGCGTGCCGGACATCTTGGCGTGTATCAACGGCCGTTTCGTCGGCATCGAGCTCAAAGGCCCAAACGGCAAGCCGTCGCCGCTGCAGGTCTACCACTGCGGGAAGATAACGGAGAGCGGGGGCATAGCCGTCATCGTCTGGCCAGACGATTTCGCCCAGTTCAAACGGCTAGTGCAACGCCTTAAGGAGAAAGGAGGAAATTGTGACGTTCAAGACCTCATATTCGAGGGTAGGTACCTTCACCCAGTGCCCGCGTAAGTTCGAGCTCAACTATGTCGACGGCCTCGAAGTGCCGTTCAACTGCGATGCGGCGAACCCGCTCGTGATCGGCACGATGCTGCATGAGTGCATCGAAATCGGTGTCGACGAGGCTATCGCGAACTATAAAGCCGCGTACCCCGTCATGACTGATTCTATGGTCAACGAGCTCATGAAGATTCGCGTGCTCGGCTCACGTGCCCGCGAGCTCGCATGGGGCATGTTGGACGACGACACCGACCCGGTATTTGAGGTGAAGGTCGAGGACGACAGCGGTTTCGTAGGGTTTATCGATATGCTCATACCGCGCGGCAAGGGCTTATGGACGATGCTTGATTTCAAGTATTCGAACAATGTCGACCGATACCTCGAAAGCGGGCAGCTGAGCGTCTACAAATATTTCTACGAGAAGACGCACCCAGGTGAGATCATCCAAGATATGGCCTTCTTGATTGTGCCGAAGACGATGATCAGGCAGAAGAAGACCGAAGACCTCTATCAATTCCGCGAGCGCCTTGCCGCCACGTTGGAAGATATGTGGCCGGCGCTGTACCGCGTCCAGTATGACCCAGAGAAAGTCGCCGACTTCGCAGTCGGCACTTGCACGATGGCGAATGCCACCGAATTCCCAAAACATGAGTCGCGCCTATGCGACTGGTGTGATTATAAAGATTTCTGTCTAGGAGGAAATGATATGCTTATCCTGCCCAAGAACGAACGCCGCCCTGAGGCTGTCATCACCGAACCTGATATGTGGATCTACGCCGACAGTTACGTCGGCAAGTCGACGTTTGTCGACCACTTCGACGACGTGCTGTTCATCAACACCGACGGCAACACTCAGAATATCACGAGCCCGTTTATCCAGATTGCCGATGAGCTCGTGACCGAAGGCCGCATGAGCCACAAGGTGCTCGCATGGTCGAAGTTCCGCGAGGTCATCGACGAGTTGGAGAAGCACGACAACAGTTTCCACGTCATCGCGCTCGACTTGGTCGAGGACCTCTATGAGCACTGCCGTTTCTATGTGTTCGACCAGCTCGGCATCAAGCATGAGAGCGACGGCGGCTACGGCAAGGGCTGGGATATGGTGCGCACTGAGTTTCTCAGCCAGATGAAGCGCCTCAAGTCCCTCGGCTACCGTATTATCTATATCTCCAAGGAGCTCGTTACGGAGATCACGTATGCTAACGGCATGAAGGTCTCGACATTCAAGCCGAACCTGCCGGATAAGGTCGCGAACGTGCTCGCCGGCACCGTGACCATGACGCTCCGCGCCTATATGGACGAGCGTGGCCATTTCCTCCAGCTCCGCAAGAACGAGAACGTTTTCGGTGGCGGCCGTATCGATTTCAAACGCGACCGTTGTGACCTCACTGTCGAGGCGTTCAATGCCGCACTGCTTGAGGCACAGGGTACGAAGGCCGAGGCCGAGAAGCCGAAGGCACGTAAGAAGGCAGAGCCTAAGCCTGAGGTTGAGGCTGAGACCGAGACCGAGACCGAGGTCATCGAGGAGCCTGACGCCGTGGAGGAGAAACCGAAGCGCCGTGTGCGTAAGGCCAAGCCTGTCGCCGAGGAGGAGCCTCCGTTCGATACCGAGGAAGCAGCAGAGCCCGAGGCTGTCGAGGAGAAGCCGAAGCGCCGCACCCGTAAGCGTCGCGTCGTCGAAGAGTAATTTGATATTTGAAAGGATACATCATGGATTTCAGCAAGTTCGATAAAATGGTCGACATCGACGGCCTCAAGAAGGACATCGCCGCCGTAGAGGCAAACGGTGGCGGTGCCGATTTCAAGGACGTGCCGCATGGCAGCTATGAGGTCGCGATCGACAAGCTCGAGCTCACCGAGACCAAGAAGACCGGCAAGCCGATGGCGTCGTGTTGGATGAAGATCGTGAGCGACGGCGAATTCAAGGGCCAGCGTATTTTCATGAACCAAGTTATCACGCTGGGCATCCAGATCCATATCATGAACACTTTCCTCCGTTCGCTGCTGCCCGAGGGTTCCGACATCGACGTCGAGTTCACCAGTTACGCAGAGTACAACGACTTGCTGCTCGATATTGCCGAGTATGTCGACGGCAAATTCGAGTACGGCTTGGAGTATGGCGAGAACAGCAAGGGCTTCGACACCTTCCAGATCACTGATATTTTCGAACTTGACTAGGTGCGGCGATGCTCAATTTCTACGACTTCGAAGTTTTCAAACACGACTGGATGGTCGTAGTCATCAACCCCGTCACTCACGATGAGCGCGTCATCATCAACGATGCCGACGCGCTCACCGCGCTCTACGAAGGGCACAAACGTGAGATTTGGGTAGGTTATAACAACCTCCATTACGACCAGTTTATTTTCAAAGGCATCTTGTGCGGCTTCGACCCGAAGGCGATCAATGATTTCATCATCGCCGAAGGCCATAAAGGCTGGCAGTATTCGAGCTTGTTGCGCAAGGTTTACATGGTCAATTACGATGTATTCCACCCACGCACCGACAGGGGCCTCAAGACTCTTGAGGCGTACCTCGGCAACGACATCTGCGAGACGACGGTGCCGTTCGACATCGACCGTAAATTGACAGAGGCCGAGATCGCCGAGACCGTGAAATACTGCCGTCACGACGTCGAGCAGACCATCGAGGTATTCATGCAGCGTAAAAGCGAGTTCGACGCCCGCATGGACCTGCTCAAAATGTTCGATTTGCCGTTGGTGTACCTCGGTAAGACCGATGCGCAGCTCACGGCAATCATCTTGGGTGCCGAGCGGCCTGCACACCCACGCGACGACGAGTTTGACATCGTGCCGCTGCCGTGCCTCGACCTCGGTCCGTATGATTTCATCCGTTCGTGGTACCTCGACCCGGCCAACCAAGATTACTTCGCGACGCTCGATTTTGATATTGCAGGCTGCCCGCACAAGTGTGCATGGGGAGGCTTGCACGGCGCGATTGCCAAGTACGCCGGTGAGGGTTATTTCATCATTGTCGACGTCGAAAGCTATTACCCGGCCGAGATGATTGCACATGAACTACTGTCGCGTAATGTGCGGGACCCGTCGAAATTCAAAGGCATTCGAGACCACCGTATCGAGTTGAAGCACGCGAAGGACCCTCGCCAGAAGGCGTTGAAACTCGTCATCAATGGCACCTTTGGCGCCAGCAAAGACAAGTTCAATGCACTCTATGACCCGCGGCAGGCCAACATGGTCTGCGTCAACGGGCAGCTCATGCTCATCGACCTCATGCACAAACTCGTTCGCGACGTGGGTGCCGAGATCATCCAGAGCAATACCGACGGCGTGCTCATCCGCATGCCCGACGGTTTCGATGGCGGGCCTGATGCATTTTACGACCGCGTCGACGACGTGGCATATGAGTGGGAGCATCGCACGGGCATGGGTCTGGAATTCGATGAGTTTACCCGCGTTTACCAGAAGGACGTCAACAACTATGTCCTCGTGGCGGCAGACGGGTCGATGAAGACGAAAGGCGCGTACGTCAAGAAGCTGGGGCCGCTCGACTACGACCTCGCCGTCGTCAACAAGGCGCTCGTCGAGTTCATGGTGCACGGCGTGCCTGTCGAAGACACGATTGCAGCCGACGACGATTTGATCGATTACCAGCGTGTCGTGAAAGTGTCCGGCAAATACAAGTATGGCGTGCACGGGCATGAGCGGCTCACAGATAGGTGCTTCCGAGTATTCGCGTCCACACGCGAATCGGACGGCATGATCGGGCGTGTCAAGGCGGGCAAGGCCAAGCCGGAGAAGTTCGGCAACACGAGCGAACACTCGTTTATCGACAACGGCGATGTGCACGGCAAGAAATGTCCAGGTTATTTGGATAAGAGTTGGTATATACAACTTGCGAAAACGCGACTAGCGCAGTTTGGGGTGATGTGATGGATCGTCTATTTCTCGGTTATGTGAAGCTCAACGGCAAGAAATGTGCGCAGAAGCTGAAGGACGGCCGATACCTCACATTGGCCCAAGCACGCAAGCTCGACGGTTACGGCGGTGTGTTGGCGCCTGAGACGATTTTCATCGATGTCGACGACATGGCGCAGAGCGAGAAGCTGATGGACATCATCGAGGCCGAGCAGATTGCATGCAAGGTCGTCGCGACGACACGCGGCAAGCATTTCTATTTCGTCGGCTACCCCCGCGGCATGAAATGCAAGACGCACACACGCCTGGCCGTCGGCATCGACGCCGACATCAAAGTCGGGTCGAAAGCCACATACGGCAGTTTGAAAGTCGACGGCCATGAGCGCGACGTGATCTATGACATCGAGCCGGACGAAAGTTATGACGAGTTGCCGTGCTGGCTCAGGCCCGTGCAGTACACACCAGAGTTTGGCGAGATGGAAGAGGGCGACGGCCGCAACCAAGCGTTATTCAACTACATCTTGATGCTGCAGTCGGAAGGTTTCACTAAAGACGAGGCACGCGATACCCTTGCCATCATCAATCGGTATATGTTCGAGAAGCCTATGGAGCAGCAAGAACTGAACGTTGTCTACCGCGACGATGCTTTTGCCGAAGACGTGTTCTTCAACAAAGGCACGTTCCTATTCGACAAGTTCGCCGAGTACCTCAAGAACGAGCACCGTATCATCAAGATCGGCCATCAGCTCCACGTATACCGCGACGGCGTCTATGTATCGGGCAATCTGCTCATCGAGAACGCGATGATCCAGCACTTGCCTATGTTGTCGAAGGCCAAGCGAACCGAGGTACTCAACTACCTCGATGTGCTCATCCAAGACGACGCACCGGCAGCCGATGCCGATTACATCGCTTTCGCCAACGGCGTGTACGACCTCAAGACTGGTGAGCTCATGCCGTTTTCGCCGGAGTTCGTGATCACGAACCGCATCCCGTGGGAGTATGACCCGACGATTTGGTCCGATTTCACCGACAAGACGCTGCGCCGCCTCGCCTGCGGTGACGACGGTATCTATGCATTGCTGGAGGAGGTCATCGGCTACTTGTTCTATAGGCGCAACGAGCTCCGTAAAAGTTTCATCTTGGTCGGCGACAAGGCGAACGGTAAGTCTACTTATCTGGATATGCTCAAGACATTGCTTGGTGACAGCAATACATCGGCGCTCGACCTGGCCGAGCTCGGCGAGAGGTTCAAGACGGCGGAGTTATTCGGCAAGCTGGCCAACATCGGCGACGACATCGGCGACGAGTTCATCGCGAACCCGGCGATTTTCAAGAAGCTCGTAAGCGGTGACCGCGTCAACGCCGAGCGGAAGGGCCAAGACCCGTTCGATTTCTCGAGTTACGCCAAACTGCTGTTCTCTGCGAATTCGATGCCGCGTATCCGCGACAAGACCGGAGCCGTGCTCGACCGCATCGTGCTCGTGCCGTTCAAGGCGACGTTTTCTAAAGACGACCCGGACTTCGACCCGTACATCAAGTACAAGCTCCACTCGCCCGAGGTCATGAGCCACCTGATCAATATCGGCCTCAAAGGGCTCGAGCGAGTGTTAGCGAACCGCGCATTCACGATGCCCGAAGTCGTCGTCAAGGAGATCGAGGATTACCACGTCGCCAACAACCCCGTCCTCGGTTATTTCGAGGATACGCCTGTCGATGAGGTGGTGAACGAGTCGACGGCGCTAGTGTACGACTACTATATGGCCTGGGCTATCAGAAACAACCTGAAGCCGCTCGGCCAAAACGAGTTCACCCGCCAGGCCAATAAACACTACGGGCTGGCGAGCAAGACCTGCCGTGTCAACGGCAAACGCGTACGTATTTTCGTAAAGGAGTAAACCATGCCTATCATCATCGAAGGTCCCGACGGCGCTGGCAAGTCCACGCTTGCGAAGTCATTGGCCGGAGCGCTCGATATGAACATTCTGAAAATGACCACCAACGGCGGCCAGTCCGCGCGTGAGTACGAGCAGAAGCTCGCATGCGACGGCGTCATCATTGATCGCTGCTGGGTTTCTGAGCAAATATATTCCGACCTGTTCGGCCGCGAGCCCCGTATCAGCAATGGCGATGCGGAGGCGTTGACGGAATTCTGCGGGCTCGTGGGTATTCCGATCATCGTGCTTTTGCCGCCGCTCCACGTCGTCATCAGCCGCCTGAACGAGCGTGGTGACGAGTACGCAGATGTCGTCTGCCCGAACATCGTCGAGATCTACCAGCGTTACCAGGAATGGGTTGAAGAGCATGACAACGCGATTGTGCTCGAAGACAACAACCCGGCGACAGCCATGGTGGAGGTGCTCAAATGCATGTTGTAGGCAAGTCGATGAACGACATCTACCGCCAACTCTGTGGCAAAATATCTGTACAGGGCCATGATGTGGCAGGTACCAAGGAAATGCTCAACAGCGGTTTCACGCTGCTCGATATCACCGACAACATCGCGACAGCCCGCACGAGTTATTCTCTCTCATATATGTTGGGCGAGCTCGCATGGTATTTCACCGGCCGCGACGACGTCGAATTCATCTCGAAGTTCTCGTCGTTTTGGGAGCATATCAGTGACGACGGCGTGACGAACCGGTCTGCGTACGGCGCCATCGTGTTCAACCGCTATGGCTTCGACCAGGTCGCACAGGTCATCGACACGCTCAAGCGCGACCCGTATTCACGACGTGCCGTCATCAATTTCAACGTGCCGAACCCCGAGCGTTTCGAGACGAAAGACGAGATCTGCACTATCGCGCTCGTATTCGAACTCCGCGGGGGCAAGCTCGATTGCACCGGCATCATGCGCTCCAATGACGTATGGCTCGGCACGCCATATGATGTCATATTCTTCACGGAGCTGCAGAAGCACATCGCGAACGAGCTCGGTGTCGGCTACGGCAAGTATACACATTTCACGGTGTCGCTCCACGCATATGAGAAGGACATCGACCGCGTCCGCGAAGTCTGGTGCTGCAAGCAGGCGGCGCCACACCTCAAGCTCGACATCGAGAAGTTTTTGGCCCATATCTCGGAGATCGAACACATCGCTATGTCGTCCGACGAGCCGGGGTCTGCCGTATCAGAATATTGTCTCAACAACGCCATCGTCATGGAGGTAAAGGATGAAGATTAAAATCAACCGTATCGCAGAGGGCGCCGAAATCAAGCTCCCGGCCCGTGCACATTACAACGACGCCGGCGCAGACGTATACACCACTTTCGGCGAGACCCTGAAGCCGCATGAGACTCGTCGCATCCCGCTGGGCTTCTCGCTCGAGCTACCTGACGGCGTCATGGCCTGCGTGTTCCCCCGATCTGGCATGAGCCTCGAAGGCCTCGTGTGCGAGCTGCCGCCGATCGACTCCGGCTATACCGGCGAGGTGCATGCTATCGTCACCAACTTGACGGACAAGCTCAAGAAGGTCCCCGGTGGCACACACATCGGCCAGCTCGTCGTCATGCCCATCGTGTTGGCCGACTTCGTCGAGCAGTTGGGCGAGGAGAGGGGCGACGGTGCTTTCGGATCGACCGGCGAGGCCTAGTAAAGCCGAGTATTACCTCGACATCGCGCTTGCGGTGGCTGCCAGGTCGACGTGCCTGCGCCGCCGCTACGGCGCCGTGATTGTGGCCAACGACGAGATCATCGCGACTGGCTACAACGGCGCCGCCCGCGGTGACGTCAACTGCATCGACATAGGCGTATGCCATCGATGCGGGCACGGGCATAATGACGGCGATTACGGCTCATGCCCGGCGGTACACGCCGAGATGAACGCCATGTTGTCGGCTTCGCGCTCTGAGATGATCGGCGCGACATTGTACTTGGCTGGTATCGACCTCGAGACAGGCGGGCGCATCCCGCCTGATGAGATCTCACCGTGCCCAGTGTGCATGCGCATGATAGGCAACGCCGGTGTCGATGTCGTCACAGGTACATAGTAAATAGAAGAACGCCCCAGACACTCAATTGCATCTGGGGCGTTCTCCCCACAAAGGAGGAAGGTGCGGTGGCCCAAAACCGCACCTCCTATTTTATCACACGTAATGCTATTAGGCGTTGACCCACTTGAGGGCGTTCTTGATGCAAAGCTGCTTGTTCACATTCTCGAACTCTTTACGGCAGATCAGTTTCCACGCGCCACGATTGGTGGCCTTGAAGCGGCAGTAGTGCACGCAGTTGTCGTCGAGGACGATCTTCACGCGGCGGCCGCAACCGATGATCTCGTATGCCTCATTGAACGGCTGCTTGAAAGCGACACGCTCGAGCTTGACGGCATCATTGAAAGTCTTGGTCATGGTGTTTCCCTTCCTCGTGGTTGACAAGATTATATTACCCGGTAACTACCTGAAAGTACACAGCTATTTTCAAATAAATCAAAAAAGTTTTCGATGAATTTGAAAATAGATATGTACATACGCGTCCCGCGGTGGGATAATGACCTTGTCAACCAGAAGGAGGAGCAAAATGAAGCCCGTTAAGATCACCAAGCAAGACCAGTTCGGTTACGAACGCACGTTCGTTATCCGCCGCGACGAGACTTGCGGCAAGATGTTCCTCGCCGAGATCGACCCAGATTTCGGCTTCGAGTCGTTCCGCGGCGTATACGGCTCCATGGATGCGGCACTCGACCGCATCGAACTGCTCATCGGCTAACTGAAAGGAAACATCATGGCTAAAGAGTTCTACACCGTCGAGGTCATTTCGCATCTTGAGAACGAGACGGGCGAATACGATTACGTGCCCACTTTTGAAGTTCGTATCAATAAAGGCGGCAAAGAGAAGTCATCGACGGCACGCCGTTTGTGCCTAGAACAGCCCTCGATCACAATTATCGAGGATATAGAAGCCATCAGCGCGTTTAGCTGCCCGTATATTTCAGATTTCGTCGACATCTCGTACATCGTCAATTTATGCCGGCTCGATATGCTCGACGCATAGCGCATCCTCAAGCAACTCGACGATTCCGGCTTCGTAGTTTTCGAAGTCACCGTGGCATACCTGCTCACCCAGTCCATCATTTAATACCACCAACACAAGGAGAAAGGAAACACCATGGCAGAGGTAACGTTCACTGAGAAAGAGCTCGGTTTCATCAACGAATGCGCGATCGACAAAAAGGGCGTGCTGGTCGAGATGCCGGCGAACCCGTTCCCGTCGCTCTACCGCAAGGGCGTCATCGCCAAGAAGGGCGACGACCTCACAGTCACGAAGGACTTCCGCGAAATGTTCTGCCTCGACGGCCAGGTCGTGCATATCGACCTCACCAAGGCCGAGGGCGAGCCTGAGGATAACGACAAGAAATTCAAGTACGGCGAGACGGGCGACGTGATCATCGAAGACGCGCCTGTGGACTACGCTGGTTTCCGCCAGGCGATCGCCACCAACCTCCGTGACCGCCGCACGAAGGGCATTGACGAGTTTCAGCTGATCGACAAGGCCGTGCAGGTGTATGACGCCGCACGCGAGGCCAGGGCTGCCAACGGTGACGAGGGCACCCGCTCTGAGCACACGACAGTCGGCAGCCGTAAGCACTGGCGTTACGATTTGGCCGATACCGTGTCGGCATACTTCGGCGTCGGCATGGAAGTCGACAAGCGTGAGATCGTCTTTACTGGTGACCTGTACATGGCAGGCGCGGCAGAGCTCACGTTCGAGTACCTGTTCAAGATCGGCAACCGCCGTGCGCAGCGCTGCTATGACGAGCGCCTGTTCGCCGGCGAGCCCACGGTCGGCGTGTATGCCGAGAAGGCCGCGGAGTTCATGGCCGAAGTCGAAAAGCGCCTGCAGCACGAAGGCGCCGACATCGAGGTCGACGGTGAAGTCGTCGGCGAGGTAGTCGTCGACCTCGACCATCCTGAGGAGTAAGGAAATGATCACCGATACAAAGGAGATAGCCGAGCGCCTGCGCACCGAAGCCGATTACTGGCGCGACTACAATGAGGACGACACGATTTTCAACATGTCGAACTACCATTTCACTGAGAGTGTGCTCATTACTTTCGGTATCGACGACATGGATATATATACGCAGATATGCCTGTTTACGAGTTGTTCGATAAGCTGGCGGATATCATCGATCCGCAATCGAGTTAAAGCATTTTGAAAATACTTTCAATTTATCGAAATATCGACGTGCTGAAAGTAGTATAATGACCCTGTCAACCAGAAGGAGGAACAAATGCCCGAGTATATCGTTTTCGTCATGCCGCCGACGGATGAAGATGCCGAGCCGTTCGACATCCCAGAATGGGAGTTCGACGCCGCCATGGCCACCGCGGAGCGTTACCGCGAGCGTGGTTGGAAGGCATGCATCATCGATTACGGCACACCGTTCGTGCCGTGGCGTGCTGGGCGCCTAGACGGCCCCGATATTCGCGTCACGGCGCGTACGTGCGACGAGGCATGCATCCGCGCACGCGCCATCAGCTATGATTGCACCAGTTTCCAGAGGGAGGATTAACCATGCGCGATATTGTCTATACAACGTTGACGGTCGTGGGGATAGTGGCCACGGCCGTCGCTGTGGCATACGCATTCGCAGACAGGGGCTATTTCGCCGTAGGCGGCGAGTACGCGTTCCTGGCCCTGCCGCTGCTCGGCATGTGCGTCGAGTACATGGTCAAAGACCGATGAGGAGGGAGGCATCATGCAGATCGGCGATGTGAAGCCGTTCAAATATGTCTACGCGGACGACAGGCAGCAATTCACGAGGCCACTCGAGGAGGCGGCGGAATTCTTCGTCGCATGGCATTTCTGGATACAGCGCCGTGACAACCAGAGGTATTCTGCAAAGGCACGCGACAAGATGCTGGACAAGGCAGCAGATGTGATCCAAGCTGTCGTCAACTGCGTCGCATCGGTCGGTATCGACGACATGTCGGAGCTGATTAGGCGCTGCGAGAAGCGCAACACGAAGAGGGGTAGGTATTGATGCAGGTCGAAGTGGTCGTAACCATGGAGCGGAGGCCGGTCACCGTGCACGGCATGAGCGGCAGCCTGATCGGGTGGTTCCAGCGAGGCGGTTTCCTCGGGAACAACCAGAAGCCCGTCGGGCTCGTCGAGTTCGCGGACGGCACGGTAGGCGAGTACGAGGCGAAGGAGGTGCGCTATGTCGACCACATATAACTGTGTGCATTATGACAGGGACCTCATGCGCTCGTGTATCTACGGGCTCGCAGTCGGTGACGCCCTCGGCGTGCCATATGAATTCTGCGAACGGGGCACGTTCGAATGCACAGGAATGGTGGGCGATGGCACGCACGGGCAGCCTGCCGGCACTTGGTCCGATGACACATCGATGACATTGTGCATATGCTCGAGCGTTAAGCGGCTCGCGTATATCGATACGGCAGACATCGCCGGCATGTTCCGCCGGTGGTTGGAGCACGGCGATTTCACATGTGACGGGCGCATGTTCGATGTCGGCGCGACATGCCGGAAGGCGATCTCAACCGGTGTATCCGGGAAGTTATACGACGACTGCGGCAACGGCTCGCTCATGAGGACGGCACCGCTTGCCATGCTCAACTACTTCGATGTATATAAAATACGCGATGTGTCAGCAATCACGCACGCACATCCAGTGGCCGAATTGTCATGTGTCACGCTATGCGACATCTTGTGGACCATCCGCAATTCTGGCACACCGGCAAAGTGGGTGCTCTGGCGCAGGTACGGGTATATCGCGTCGAGGCCAGTCGAGGCAGTCAAAAGCGACGGCTATTGCGAGCATACGCTCGAAGCAGCGCTCTGGTGTTTCCTAAACACGAGTTTTTATGCCGACTGCGTGCTTGCTGCCGTCAACTTGGGCGGGGACACTGATACCACGGCAGCCGTGGCAGGTGCGCTCGCAGGCGTGTATTACGGCTTCGAGGCCATCCCGCCGAAGTGGATCGGCCAGCTGTGAGGCAAAGCCGTAATCGAGCAATGTATCTAGAAAGGTGATAGACGATGATCGACGGGTATCTGTTGAACATGCGTGTGTTCAATGACGTGAGTGACAGCAAGGGGCAGGCGCTCAAGCCACTTGAGGAAGCCGCAGAGGTGTTCGGCGCCTGGCAGAAGTGCGACGACATGCGATATGCCACGACGACAATACGCGAGGCGTTCTGTGAGGACCTCATCGACGAGTGCATGGACACCGTGCAGGCGATCGCCAACCTGCTGGCCGCCGTAGGCGCCACGCAGGGTGAGGTCGACGCCGCCATTAAGCGCATGGACGAGCGAAACGGGGACCGAGGCAGGCTCTAAGAAATGGAGGAAGAGATGGCCATCGAACTGCCCAAAGACGCGGAGGGCCGTGATATTCCGTTAGACACGAAAGTGTTGTATGACGCGGATGGTAACCAGTACGAGGTGTCACGCTTCACATATTCTGTATTGAGAGACTACGACAATTGGGATGTCGTGTTCGTCACTGGATACGACAGATACGCCTCGGAGACATTCCTAAAACCACCAGATAGTTGGGAGAAGTTGAAAGAGGACTTGAAAGCAGTCGAGGTTTGTGGAGATTCCCCTGAACTCGAAGACCCCGTGTGTGCCTATGCACACAATATCGGTAAGAAGTGCGCCGAATGCAAGCTCTACGCAGGGGATTGCACCGTCAATATGTGCAAGGACATCGTGTCCCGTATCCACAAGCTGAGGGGTGAAGGCAAATGACGACTATGAAACCGTGCCCGAAGTGCCATTCGACCGAACACCTGCACATCGAGATAATCGATGATAACTTGACTGCCAGCCGGTCCGTCAAAGCAGGGTGTACGGAGTGCCACACGTTCGCGCAGATCGACTATGTGTTCACAGGCCCGTTGGCCAACGAGTGCAGGCCCGACGACGTGCAGTTGACGCGCGAGGTCATCGAGCGATGGAATGAGCATTGCGACGACTGGGAAGGAATATTTAATCATGAGTGAGATCAAGTTGAAGCCGATACTATCGCCATCTATCGAACTGTGGAAATCCGACAGCCCTGCCGCGAAGACCACGAACGCCATCGTGGCAAACGTGATGGCTGGTTTCAAGGAGTCCCTTGTGCCCGTGGTGCGTGGCGTGAAACGCGAAGCGACGGCAATCGGGTATACGCCTGACAGCGACAGCGTCATGTGCCGACGTATCGACAATGACGGGCATGCAAGTATCAAATGCCCCAACTGCGGTGGGCAGATCGATTTCCATGCCGGGCATATCAACAACGGCCGTGTGTTCGTCTGCGAGAAGGGCAAGCCGCTCATGCGCGAGATCATGTACCACTGCCGGCACTGCGACTCGACCGTCATTTTCCTCAAGAAACGCGAACCGAAAGGGGTTGATCATGACTAAGTACGAGCCTGCAAGCGGCTACAACATGCCTCCCGGGTGTTTCGACGACGACATCGAGCGTGCGTTCGGCGGGGAGCGTCGCTATTGCAGCGAATGCAGGCACTGTATTGAATCGGATGAGCTCGACTGCTGCATCTGCGGGCTCAAGCTGAAAGATGCGATTGCCGGACTCAAGGGCACGCAGCGTTGGTCGCCGAAATATATCCTCGCGGCGGTCGAAGACGCGTTCATATACGAAGACGACTGCTGCGCTGGTTTTGAGGAGTGACGATTGCCGTAAGTGGGAGGAGGAATAATGACTAACTATGAGCGTCGCCGATTGGTCGCTGACGCCGTACGCCGCGAAGTAGCGTATCGCCCAAGCGGCACGATGTCCGAATGGTGGTGCAGGCTGCATGAAATGGTAACTGGAGTCGACGATTACCCTAACCCGAGGGAGACGCTTTCGGCATTGGCGGATTTAATCGAACTGGAACCGGAGCGCACGTGCCGAATGATCGACAACGGTGCCGAGCTCTGCTGCCCTGAGTGCGATTGCAGACACTCCTACGATGACGAGCCCAAGTTTTGTATGGGCTGTGGCGCAAGGGTAGTGGAGTAGATGTAAAAACATGCCTAGAAATGATTCTAGCATACGTAGAAGGCGCTATTTTGCCCAGGCACGTATGCTTGCAGGGCCCCGAGGCGAATATCTGCCTCGGGGCATTTTTTCATATCTCGTGATCAAAATTGGCACTTTTCGATTTATCTGCGTGGTTGACAGGTAGTAGACGGCGAAATGCGACGTAGACGCATGTGGGAGGCCGCTCGGCACAAGTTACTGTCACACATGCTGTCACACTGCTTTTGGGCCAGTGTGACAGGTAGTAGGCGTCAAAACGCGACGTAGATTGATTGTTGGGTACCCAAGTGTCACACTGGCAAACAGCAGGTCCCCCCTATATTAGATATTTTCTATAGGCATATCTAATATTTGATATACATATATTTTCAAAATATAGGAGTATAGGGGAGCGTGTCAGTGTGACAGTGTGACAGGTAGTTGTAAACACATACGTCTACATCGCGTTTTGTCGAGACTACCTGTCACACGGTGCAGATAAATCGAAAAAAGCGGTGTGACACCAGTGTGACAGCAGTGTGACAGGTAGTTTAGGGTGTATATGTTGACCTCGGTGAACATGTGAGGGCGTTTCGATTTGCGCGACTGTATATACTGTG